CTGATGGTGATGTATTATTTGCTATCGAAGCAAATCGTGGTTGGTTTACTGAAAATAATGTAGAAGTTGGTGATGAGATAGTATTAAGTGAGGTTAAAGATAAGAAAGGTAAGGGTAGTGGTACAAAAGATGCTTGCTATCATAAAGTTAAGTCAAGATACTCTGTATGGCCAAGTGCATATGCGTCAGGAGCATTAGTTAAGTGTCGAAAGGTAGGTGCTGCTAACTGGGGTAATAGTACAAAGAAAGAAGAATACAACTTAGAAGAGAAAAAAGGTCAAAAGTGTTGGCCAGGTTATGAAAAGAAAGGCACTAAGATAATGTTTGGTAAGAGATATAATAATTGTGTGAAGAAAGAAGACTTTTCAAATTGGAGAGATGAACTAGGTTATGAGGGTAAGGACGACTCAAAAAAGTTACAAGAAGATGATATGAAAGGGATGAGTGTCAAGTCAGGACACAAAAGACCCACAAAAGCAGGTGCTGGAATGACAAAGAAAGGTGTTGAGGCATATCGTCGTAGAAATCCTGGTTCTAAATTACAGACTGCTGTTACAACAAAACCATCTAAGTTGAAGAAGGGTAGTAAAGCAGCTAATCGTAGAAAGAGTTACTGTGCAAGAAGTGCAGGACAAATGAAGAAGTTTCCAAAAGCAGCAAAAGATCCGAATAGTAGATTAAGACAAGCACGTAGACGTTGGAATTGCTGATAAGTTATGAATGATAATGTATACCTTGGTAATCCGAATTTAAAAAAAGCAAATACTCCTCATGAATTTACAGAGGAGCAGGTCATTGAGTTTATTAAATGTAAAAATGATCCTGTTTATTTTGCAAAAAAATATATTAAAATTGTTTCTCTTGATGAAGGACTGACTCAGTTTCATCCTTATGATTTCCAAGAAAAATTAATTAAAAACTTTCATGAAAACCGTTTCAACATATGTAAAATGCCTCGGCAGACGGGTAAATCTACTACATCTGTATCATATCTTTTACATTATGCTGTTTTCAATGATAGTACAAACATTGGT